CTACGCGCGCGGTCGGTGCTTCTCAAAAACGTCATTTATTTTCCGCAGCCTGGTCCGAGCAATCTCTGCGCTGGCTGTCACAATCGACATACCGAGTGCTCCGCACAGGAACGCGGCAGCATGTTCGAGTTGTATGTCCGTGACACTGAACCAGTTGTCCAACAAATCCATGGCAAGGGGTGTCAGATACATGGACGTGAGGCAGCCGACGACAATGGAAAGCGACCGCTGCCACCATGGACCCGTTCCCGTGACAGCCGAAACGATTCCTCCAACAAGACCGGCAAATATGACCGACGCCTTGACGCCGATCCAAGCTTGAAACGGATCGGACACAGCCGCCCCTCTCTTTGGTTGTGCATGGGTCATCATCGGGACGCCTCAACGCGTCGAACGAGATCCGACCAATGCGGCAATCTTCTCCCGCCCTCGCGACCACGCCGCGACACCAGCCACGGCCCCAAGCGGCGTCAGAAGCAGGGTCATGTTGCCGACACCGTTGAGCAGCGCCGTCATCAGGTCGAGCGCGCCAGCATCGAGCAAGAACACACCACGAAAGGCTGCCGTTACGACAGCCGTCCCATAGGCGAAAACCAGCAGTGCCAGGGCATAGCCGTTGACCGGCCGCCACCAGCGCTGCACACGATCACCGCGCATTTCTTCGCGATAGGTCGCATTCACCTCCGCAAGCATCTTGGCCTCCAGCTCAAGATAAGCAGAGGCCTCGCCTTCAACGGCCGAGAGTTTCGACGCAGCGCCTTGCGGATCGCGCTCGATCGCAGCCTGCACCGCTTGCGGCGTCGGTTCAACACCGAGCGCGGCAGCAGCGGCTTGCCCGAGCAGCCCTCCAACAGCGCCGCCGAGCGGCCCGCCGAGTGCGGTGCCAATGGCGGAGAGGCCGGCTTGCGCAAACGCGCCGGCAACATCTGTCCAGGTATTCATGTTTCCTCTCGGGCTTAAGTGTCAGAGGAGAGCAGCCTGTTCTGCATAAGCCTTGGCCGCTTCCCGCTTGGCCCGTGACCGGTGCAGAGCAAGGGCGGCGATCAGCCCGCCCATAAGCAGAATGGCGGTAAGTGTGAGGACGAGCGCTGAACCTTCGAGTCCGGTGTCAGTCGCGCCCACAGCTGCATTGATCACAACCGTTCCACCGCCTGCCCTCTTGGCTTGGCGCGCAGTCTCAGCGGATTTGGCTGTGGCCTCTTCGGCCCGCCCAGTGAGGTGCTTTTTGACTGCCTGCGCCGGCAGGCCGAAACGCTGCTCCAAAACCCAGCGTGTCCCAACTGCCTCGATCCGGGCAATACGCGACAGCCAGCCCTTGCCGTAGACCCTAAAGCTGGACAGCCCCTGCACGAAAGACCGGCGCATATCGCAGAGGCGCTTGACGGTTTCGATTGGATAATGCGTGCGTGCCGATGCATACCATTTGCGCGCCCGGGAGACACCCGAATTTACGGCGGCATCGAAGACGGCCAGATCGACCCCAGGTTCCAGCGTATCGCCGCCGACGACCTTCCAATACCGCTCGCGGTAGATCTCCCCGGCTTGCTTCACCGTCAGGTTCTTGATGTCGAGATGCGGGAACGCCGCGGCGCTGATACCGTACTTGGTGCCCTTGAGCTGGCCCACCCCACGCTTGCCGCTAGTCCAGTTACCCGCGTCACGCAGGTCAGCGGTGTATCCGCCCTCATGGCCGAACACCTCGGCCAAGGCGCGCTCGAAGTTCTCGGCTGCCATAGTAGCTCCAATAAAAAAGCCGCCCAAAGGCGGCTGGCAAACGGACGATTAGTTGTGAGACTTCAGAGGGCCGCCATTTCGGCCTCAATCGCCTCAACGGCCGTTCTCAGGTCCTCCGGCGCGCTCGCATTGAGACGCGGATCAACGGTGACATCCCGAAGCTTCTGCCGCTTGGTCTCGATCGCGTCAGCACTCGCCGGATCTTTGCGACCAACGGCTTTCATCCATTCGCCGTCCAGACGCTCAAGATGCCCCTGCCGCGCGGCACGGACGCGGGCCAGCGCACTTGCCTTGGCGGCCGTCATGTCGATGGCGATCACCTCGCCGCTCAGGCGCCAAGCCTCACGAAAGAACCGCCGGGTCGTCGGCAGCGTGACATGGTTCGCGTTAGCCGTTCCGGTCGGCGTCTTGATGTAGATGTCGGGTGTGGCTTCAGGCTGCATCGGCCAGTCTCCAGGCGTTGCGCCACTCGCGCGTGGCGGGTAGTTGCTCAATGGTACAGATGGCAAAGCGCAGCCGGTTCGCCCGCTCCGTTTGCCAGACGTGGCGCGGCACGTCTTTGCGGATGAGGTACTCGATGGCTTCTTCTTCGGTCATGGCCGAAATAGCATCGTAGGATGACCAGTAATCCTGCGGCCCGATAAAGGTGCCGACCTCGTCACGCGGCTCGTCGTGGTAGCGCTCGACCGGCGGCAGGATGCCCCCGTGCAGGGCCGCTGCCATCCAGTTTGGATCGGGCACGAGGATCTTGGCCGTGCCGTCCATGTCGTCTTCGTAGGCCACACGATAGCGAGACTGGACGGGAGCGAGGTTCTGCTTGGCCCAAGCGAGACGATCCCACAGATCGACACCAGTGAAATCGGGGGTCATGCGAGGAGTCCCATTATTGACATGGATAAGTTGCTGTGATCAGTAAGTGTCTGATCGACAGTCGCGGAATTGTAGCAAGCCTTGAACGCGATGCTGGTGGCCTGACGGCCCGTTCCTGTTAGATACATATCCCACATGACTGACTGAGCCCCGTTATCTGAAAGACCGGTCACAAAACTATATCCACCGACGGTTTTCATCGCTGCCGTGAAGTTCAGAGTTGATAAGCCGGTGCCGCTATCGGTCAGGCTAGAAACATTGAAGCTGTTGTAAAACGTTTGCGTGCCGATCTGACTCCAAGTGGCGTGTGCCCTGGTCAACCCCTCGTGAGCGTCCTGCGCGGTGCCCGTGATCGGACCAATGTTGGTTACCCGAAGCGTGCTCATGCGAGGTCTCCAATGACGCCGCCGGTGTGGTGGATCGGGTCAGCCAGGGCATTGGTCTGATTCCAGCATCGCAGCTCACAGGAATTGCCCACCTTATTTTCCACCTGCTGAACTCCGGTGTTGCCGTAAACAACTGACCCGAATCCCACGTAGAAAGATGTCATCATGGGATTCGTGAAGTTCATGCCTGTTCGCCCGACGCCTATGTCCGTCACAGACGAGACCCCGAAACTATCTCCTATCGAGGGAACACCGCTCGCAAGCGGAGCGACGACCCAGGCTTTAGGGGTGCCCTCGATGACCCGCTCGACACCGAGACTTTTGAGCGTGGCGCGGTCCTGAAGTGTGGTTGCCTGCACCGTGCTCATGCGAGAGTTCCTGTAGAGGCGTAATTTATTTCGTCGGCGTCAACGTTAGTGCCGGCTGAATTACCCACACCTACTGGTCCGCGAGTAGCAAGCTTCGCACCTACGCCGGTATAGGTTTCACCAGCGTTCGCTACCACAAGTTGGAGGTAAGCTGCGCTCACATAAGCATTGATGAAGTTGACATAGATATTTCCAGGACCGTTATCGGTAAGGCTCGATACATTGAGGCTATTCCGCACAGTCGGTGTAGCGGGTATGCTGGTAAAATTGACCCATCCCTTGATAAAGTCAGCCTTCTCGACGGCTGGCGGACGTGTGCCGAGCCGTGAGGCAATCTTGTCGAACCGTGCTTCGCTCATAGGATCACCCAAGTTGAGCCGTTGCCGACCGCAACGGTGTAGCCAGCCGCAATCGTCACCGGGCCGACCGTCGAGCCATTGGTGTTGTCCGGGATGGTGATGTTCTCGCTGATTACGGTGGCGTTGGTGCGGATGATGCTATCGGACCCAACCGATGGCCCGCCGCCCGCATCCTTCCAGGCCGCGCCGTTCCACATCTCCAGCTTCGCGCGCTCGGTGTTGTAGCGGACGCTGATCTGTGGCGTCATGGGCCGCTGCGCCGTGGTCCCGGCCGGCACCACAAGCGAGTTTTCGTCGAGATTGGCTTTGCCGTCGAGCGCCGCTTGTAGCCCCGTCACCTGAGCGATGGAATGACCATGCACGAGAGGCGCTTTTTCGTTGTCCAGTTCAGCTAAAGCCGCCTGCACATCAGTTGAAGCGATGTTTCCGGTCGGGGTGACCGTCACAACGCTTGCTGGCGAGGCCGGCCCCTGAGGTCCGCGAATATCGATGGCTTGCGTGATATCCGTCACGAACCCGGCAGAGCCGACATATTGCGGGTTACCGCCCGACAAGACCGGTGGCTTCGATCCTTCGCCTCCGACCCAGTCCGCCAGTCGCAGAACACGTCGTGCGCCGTCATTCACGACGGCAAACGACGGCGACCATCCGGCCGGCCCGAGTGGCCCACGCACATCGATGGCCTGCGCCGGATCCGTGACGAACCCGGCAGAGCCGAGGTAACGAGGCGCGCCACCTGAGCCTGTGATCGGTGGCTTTGGGCCAGCCCCGCCGGCCCAATCGACAAGCCGCAACACACGCCGGAGACCGTCGGATGCGATCGCGAACACCGGCGACCAACCAGCCCAACCTTGCAGGCCGCGGATGTCAACGGCATCCGCAACTGCCTCAACCAAGCCTGTCACGCCAACATACCAACCCGTCTGCGGCTTGGTGCCCTCTCCTCCAACCCAGTCGATCACCCGCAGCACGCGGCGCTCACCATCCAGCTCAATGGCGAATGAGGGCGTCCAGCCGTCCTGCCCCGCCGGGCCGCTGCCCATTTGCCGGACCTGTACATACGAGCGCGGAACAAGCCTGACCTGCACCGTCATGACACCACCCCGTCTTGGACTTCGATTTCGCCAGTCAGCACTTGCGTGGTGATTCCATTGAGCGTGTAGACGAGCCCAACGCTGTAGAGCCCGGGGGGCAAAGCGCGGATCTTCGCGTCAGGAAACTGCCACTCGATGATCCCATCTGCGGACGTGCTCAGCACGCCGTCTCCCGAGCGTGCCGAAAGCACCGTTGTGCCGTCCGGCTGAGTCCTAACCTCGAGCCGAGCGTCCGCATCCGAAAGATCGATCACCGCTCCGTTCTCGTCGCGGATCTCGACGCGGTCGAGCCAAGTTTCGCGATTGGTAATCGGTTGAAAGCGCACATGGGCCAGCATGGTTCAACCTCAAAGCTTCATGTACCAAGTGCCGAGCATGGCAGGCGGCAGGTTGTTGTGCGCTTGGCCGCCGCCAGCTTCGGCAGTCGTAAACGCGTGGGTGTGAGCGCCGGCGGAGTTGGTGGTCAAAGACACCGATACGGTGTGGGAGTGATCGCCCGCATAGCCGGTGGTGCTGGAGCTGACGGTCTGATTCCCTCCGCCAACGTAGTCGTGATAAAATCCACCGCCGGTTCCATTCTGAAAGTAGGAACCGCTGCCTGGCGGATGCGAGTGTCCACCGCCGTAGCTCGTACTCCCGCTCCCAGATCCAGTGTGCGTGTGAGCGCCGGAACTTGCTGTGGTCCCGGTGTGCGAATGGGCCGGGATCTGTCCAGCAGCGAGTGTCTCTGTGGCTTGACCAGCCACATCCCCCAATCGGTGAGCATCAGAGAACAGCGAAAATCGTGCCGCGACGCTCGAGCCTGTCGCGGTCGCAGCGGCCGAGAGTGTTAGCGTCGTGCCGGAGATGGCGGAAATCTTTGTCCCAGCCGGAATTCCGGTTGCGATCACCGACATGCCGACCGTCAGTCCCATCGCTGATGACACGATAGCCGCAGTCGATCCGCCCGTGGTCGTCATGGCGGTCGCAACTTGTGCTACGTTAGCGGGAGAACGGCCCATGTCGTCTAGGCCGAAAAGCGCGCGCCCCCGAGCATCGGGCATCACAAGCTGGCGGTTTGCATTCCAGTCGTTCACGGCGCTTGTACCGCGCGGAACCTGAACCCCTCCAGAGTACAACGGCAGAGATGTATCGTGCTCCCACAGATGCACGAACAGATGGTAGGCTGAGCCTACCGGCTGCACCTGTCCATATGGAACACCGAATGCGACCTCTGTGGCACCAGATGCCGCAGAACCAATAGTGCCGCCGTTCAGCCGAGCAAAACCTGTCCGTGATCCTGTATCGTAGCTCCAGATCACGTCGCCTGTTTTCAGGACCGCATATGGGTCTGTCAGCGGGTAGCTGGATGGCGCATCGGCGGGCTCAACTCCGCCGGCCAACCCGTCGACTTCGTCGATCGGCACGTCACCGGGCGTGAGAATCCGGACTTTGTAATCGCCTGGACCAATGTAGATCGGAGGGACTCGCCCCTGCCCGTTGGTTAGAATTGGTCGTGGATGGGCCGCTTGTAGGTTCTTGTCGACATAGACTGTTTTCGGTGTGGTGGTGCCGGCGTCGTAAATCAGGACTTTGGCACCTACGAGCGGCCGTCCGTCGGCCAGAATCGTCTGCAGGGATAAAGGACAGAGAACAGCAGCCATCGTGGCGCATCTCCCAATAAAAAAGCCGCCCCAAAAGGCGGCCGAACCAACAGATTTGATGATGCTCTCTTGCGCCTAACGTGCTGCGTCGCTTCGCATGCGAAGCGACGTGTCACCCGAAGCTCCCAAACTCGGTTCAGCTCGATGCAAGGCGCGGGATCCGATGAAAAACATCATGCCCCGCCTTGCTCCGGAGGTCAAGCTTTGTTCGCTATTTGTTCGCACAGACGCGTGACCATACCTCAACTCTACTTCAGCGGCTGGCGCACGGCTGCACATGGCAAAACGGCAAGAGCACTGAGACCTACCTGATGCGCAACTTACCCGTGGCTATCGCCTGAAGGTGTTGGGCCATTTGAGCGGCCAGATTCAGAGCGCTTGAGGCAGCGTTCACTTCGTTCGCCTCGAACAGATTGCCTGCAATTTTGTGGTAGTCGGGATTCGGGTTCCGCGCCTCGTTGCTGGCCTTGGCAAGCGCTTCTCGTCTCCGCGCATTGTCTAATCCAGTTGCTAATGTAGTACCAAGTCCAGAAAGCATCTTGTGAGCATCGACAGCAGGAGGCCCGTCGATCTTTGATTCAAACCGGTTGAATGTCACTGGAATTGTCATTTGTGGCTTCTTTCGCTGGTATGTCTGTATGTGCTGTTTGCCGGATCCGGCCATTGATGCTCAGCGCGTCAGCCGACTCCCGGGATTCCTATTTTGCTGGTGAGAAGCTTTGCAGCCAGATCAAGCCCGCCCATGATCGCCCCGAACCGGCTCTGCGCCGCCTGATCGCCAGCCCTAAATGCCTGCTGCCCGGCTTGCGCGATCTGACCTGCGATGCCGAGCAGCGTGTTCGCCTTGTTGGACGCATTATCGCTTTCGAGCCCCGCTAGGCCGGTATTCAGCGCCGCGATCTTATCCGCACGCCCGGTCTCCAGGTTCGCCAAGTCACGCCCCTGCGCCTGCGCGATTTGCGCCAGCAATGCATCGGACGTTTGCATGCCCTGTGCGGCGGTGTGGCCGCCCTGCACGGTTCGATGCAACCGGTCGAGATAGTTTCCGAAGGTCTGGTCGGCATAACCCGTGGCGTACTTCATAAGGTCCACGGAAGTGTTGCCGGACGCGAGCCCCCCCCGGGCTGCAGCCGATCGCATGATCGCATCCATCCCTTGGTCTCGGGTGAACTCGTAGCCTGGCATGGTGCGGAACGCGTCCATAGCCCTCGCCCGTCCCTCAGCACCATTGAGGCCCACCGCATCAGTATAGGCGGCGTTCGCCTTGACCCCGCTCTCCTGATAGGGCTGCCAGTAGCTCTTGCTTTGGCTTGCAGCCGTATTGGCGTCACCGTAAGCCTTTGTCAGAAGCGTTTTCGCTTGGTCGTAAGCGGTGCCGTAACCTGCCCTGCTCTGATCGAAATAGTCCTTGGCCGCAGCGTGGCCTTTATCGAGGTAATTGAAAGCTTCGTTTTGTTTGTCGTTCAGGTAATTGGCTGTCCAAATGGCCGCTTTGCGGGCATTCTTGCCTGAAAATGGTGATGACATGCTTGGATTCTCCGCGAGTAAGCGCACGCGCGGCAGAGGCCGGCGTGTGATAAGGCTTGGTTTCGGAAAGCAGGAAAGCGGCTACTGGAAGCAGCCGGGAATTCCATTTCGGGATGCACTGTCGCTACTGCGTGGCTGGAGCCGGACCAATGCCTCGGCCCTCAACGGCTCCAGCGCATCGGTTTGAACCGTCTTGATCGCGCGTAAGCGACGTCAGCATCTTCCCCGGGCTCGAACATGCTCGGCATGCCCATAGACTCGGGTTGGAACACAAGATCGACGATCGACCACGACGTCCCTGCCGGGGGAACACCCGCGTTAAGACCGAGGCTCGCCCGGCTGGATCGGCCTAATCCGGGTCTAACACGGTCCATGTCGCTGGGTTCGGCAGATTGACGATCGAACTTGCGACCCGCACCAAGCAGTTCAGGATCGAAGACGAAATCGACGGCAGTACGCGCCGTATCATGTACCTTGTCATGGTTCGTAATTTCCGGAGCGGAACTGCCAACCGCACGTTGCCCTGCATTTCGTTCGGACATCGGTACTGTCGGCAAGAAAGTCCCTGCCTGAGTATCGGACCATTCAGGATCCAATATCGGCAGGCGAGTGTCCCGATCCACCCCGAACACCCGTCGCCGGGTCAGACTCGCTTCAGGCCCGCCGGTATATCTATCTGGCGTTACACCGAAGTGGGCACTGCCCCCTTTCGTCTCTAACGTTGGGTATTCTCGCCCCTTAGTCCAGTCGTAACGATCAATCGCAGATAATCCCAGCGGGCGAGCTACGCTCGTGTAATGTCGTGGCACATAGGCACCTTGTTCCAACTCTCCCACTGTAGGCATTGCTATTGTGCCTGAGAGGATTGCGTTCGCACGCGGAGATGAATCAGAAATGCTCCTTCCGCCAGCTACGTCGTAGGGCTGGAACCACGGTTGCGACTTTCCCTCCGGTAAATGCCCGCCCCGGTGACTATGGTCTTTGCCATACCCGTACTCCACGACGGACTTGAGCTTAGGCCCCCATGCTGGGGATGCACTATTTGGGTTGTAGTAGTGACTGAGGCCTGCATGTATCGGTGGCCCACCTTCAATCCTGTGCTTCAAGTAGGCATCGAGTAGATCAGCCACTTCGCGGTTAAGTTGCGCCGATTTTTGCGCAATTGTCTTATTGTCTTTTCGGCCTGTAGAATTGAAATCTTTCGGAAAATCACTGAATTGGTCAGGGCGAGTCAAAACTTGCGTGGGTGTTTTATCTCCCCTGTATTTAACGGCAGCGCGATTAGTCACCGTATCCACCAGCATCGCGACGTGCTTCATCGCGTCGATCCAATCACCTCGTTGAAGGGAATTGATTACCGAACCTTGTATCTCGTGTTGGGCGGCCGCTCGTTGTGCTATATAGTCATCTTTTGAGTAATGAACTGTCTGCCTGCCTGTCATGCAACGTCTCCCTATTCGCGCAGTAAGTGTGAATGTCCTAGTACTGACAATGTGTGCGACGTCTGCATCTGCAGCGTCATGCCTGTTTGCTATGAAAGACGAATCCGGCCGCGTTTTTGTCGTGGAAGACTACGGCATTGGGAGTCGAAAGGACCCGCACTTTGGCACTTATGAAATGAAACAATTTAGAGGTCGACTAGATGGAAAAGTAATGTTCCTCTATAACGAGCAAATACCTCAGGCGACCGGCGGGCCATGGAGCTCATCCCCAACACTTTTTTCACGGAAATACAGAGGACATACTGTAAAATTACATGGGGCCAGCGACTTCCGCGAGATCCTGACTATGATGAATACTATAGTGAATTCCCCGTCCTCGTAGGCCCCATGGGTGGTCCTGAGCAGGTAGTTTGGACGCGGACCAGCTGTCCTAAGCCGATACAGAAAAGCCGCGGCAGCAACAGCTCCTGACGTTGCTTAGAAGAGTGACTTCGACGGCTCCTGCCCGGTCTTACCCCACCGACGCACGTAACTTCTCGAGATACCGCACCAGCGCCACGAGGAAGTCGTAACCCTGCTTCGTCAGCCGCCCCTGCGCGTCGATGAGCACGGTGCCGGGCGGGAGCACTTGCGGTGGCTTGTCATTCAACGGCATCAGGTGATCCTCGCGCTTGCCTGCATGTCGCCGCCCATGAGCGTGCAATCGACAGGGTCGGAGATGAGCAGCCTCCACTTGCGTCCCTGAGCGCCCGCCTGCCCGGTATTGAGAACGGAAACCAGCGTGCGGAACCGACCCTCGCGGCCGAGCGAACGGTGCACAGGGATACTCCACGTCACGCCACCATCGTCGGACCACGAAATCTCGACCTGTGGGTTCGTCTCGATCGGGTCGCGTCCAGCCTCCTCGCCATAGCCGACCACGAAGTCGAAATCCGCGCGCCGGCACTGGATGCGAGCGGGAAAGCTCCTCGCGGTGTCGCTCTCGACCTCGAAGACGAGTGGGTTCGTGCCCTCGGCTAGGGTTGATGGCGATAGCTCAAACAGTGTTCCGCTCTGCGTGTCGCCGACGATCCAGCGGTCGAAGGCATTGGCCGAGAAGGTGGCGCGCCAGCGGTTCAGTCCGTAGCTGCGGCGCTGGTGCCATTCGCCGGTCGAGACATTCAGCTCCCACGTCCATGAAGGCGACGAGAGCGACCACACGGCCATCTCGCCGACAACATAGACGCTTGCGACCAGCGTGTTTTTGTCGGCAACGGCAAGGATGTCGCGCACCACGTCCGGAGTCGAAACGATCTGCTCCTGATAGCCGCTGAGGCGGCGCACGGTCCCATCTCGCGCAACGAAGATCGGATATGTGTCCCAGCCTTCCTGCTGCCCCCCGGCCACTGCGAACGGGGCCATGAGGCCAACGGGAATGACAGCCACCCGCTCTAGGGGGAACGGCGCCCTGCCGACGTCCTGATAGACCTCGATGGAGGCCTGCCCCATCGCATAGAAGAGCTGCGCCGAAACGAGGCCGCGCAGAAGCCCGTCGGGGTTGCTTTCGGCCTTTGCCATCGA